TCATGTGCATTAAGAGCAAAAGGATTTAAGACTGCACCATTTACTCAGGATAAGGCAGGAACGATAACACATATCATACCGCCACAGAAATTATCAAGAACATATGCTGTTGTAAGTGGAACCACATTTACTCTTACATTCAACAATAGCCTTGTTCAAGCAACAAACAATACACATGGTATTGAGGTAAATGATTATGTAAGATTTGGATCTGGCGATCACCCAGAATCATATCTAGTTACCGCAGTTAATGGTAGCACAGGAGAACTAACACTTAACAGAGGTTATAGAAATCTAAGTTCTGCAGTCAGTGGTGCTGCTCAGAGTGCATACAAAGGCACAATTAGTGAAATTCCTGTTGGTTATGTCGCACTTGATGTGCAAAAGATACAAGATAATGCATCACAAGGTAATCAATCTTGGGCTATCAATCAGTCTGGTATCACCGTTGGTGATTCTAGAATCAATGGTGGTAATGCATATCTAGCAACTTCTGTTGCAGGATCTGGATCCACAGCAGGAGCAGGAGGAGGTCCTGTTCATACCTCTGGTGTAGTAGTAGATAATGAAGTTACATGGGCATACATAGGTGCAGTCAACACAAGATTATATCTTTATGGTTACACATCTGTAGCAACCAAACCTCCATATAAACTACAAGGTTTTAGTATTGGTGCTAGAAAGCAAGATAAGATATATGTGTCATTAATTGATGGGTCTACACAGGCTACATATTCAGCTCTAATTACACCTGATGGCACTGCTAGTCCTGCTGACAGTAAGTATACTGATGTAACTGTTCAAGGATTTACACCTGGCGATACAAATCACCCACTACAATTTGATACTTATCATGGTAACTGGTATTTAAGAGTAACTGCTGCTACATCTGGTGACAGCACAACTAATGCTACTACAGGATATAAAGGTATACATTATCATCTAGGTAATGAGTCGTTCTATGCTAACTCATTGTTCACTGGATCATCATATACACAACGTATTGCTGACAACAGATCATCTAGAGACAGAACATATAGAGTTCGTTATACTGTGGATAACGGAACTGAACTATCAAGAGAACCTATCAACGGTTATGTTATTCAGCCCAGAAACGTTCCCACAGGTCAGTCATATGGAGATGTCTATTACATATATGACATACAAGTTCAACAAGAACTTAAAAAGTCAGTGCAAGATGGTATTTACTACATGACTGTATTGAAAGGTAGTATATCACCTACAAATGGTAACCTATCTGCCTTCTCATTTGCACAAAATATCAACAACTTATATCCTACCTTAGACAAGGATAACCCAACTGAAGATCCTGGCGAAGCAACATCCATCGCAAGTAATACTACTGTTGGTTTAGTTGAGACTACCAACGCTGCTACGCCAGGCGTAGTAGATTTATCTCTATCCATCACTAAAGAAGCAATGGGTGACTGGATACTTGAGACTAGAAACAATTATACTAACGCATCTGGAGTTCCATCATCAACTGAAGGTTATATTACACTAGAAGCGAGAGATGGAGATGCCAACGAAGTTGATTTATCATTAAGGATGGTTCCTGTTAATAGCACAGGTGGAACAGCAACTGAACTTAGACGACCTAGTATTCTAAGATCTGGTAACCATACATTTGAATATGTTGGTTTCGGTCCTGGTAACTATTCTACTGGTTTACCTTCAGTTCAGAACAGAGTTCTTACTGATGCTGAAACATTATTAGCACAGTCACAGAAGGAAGACGGTGGTATCGCATTCTACTCTGGTCTTAACAGTAATGGTGACTTGTTTATTGGTAACACTAGAATCTCTGCTGTTACTGGTGAGGAAGCATCACTTGATACTCCATCACTATCAATCGTTGGTGAAACTGCAAACTTACGTCCTGTATTTGATGAGATCATTGTTAGGGATAAGATTACAGTTGAAAACACACAGTTAACCAGTGTATTCAAAGGTAGTATCGAAGTTAATGAAGAGCTAACAGTCACAAAAACTGCTGAGTGTGCTGACCTTATAATCAAAGGAGAAGCATCTAACAACGAAGCAACCAAAAAATTTAACGTCGTAACCACAACACCTGGCACATCTGCTGCTGCAAACACAGGTGACATAACATTCTTAGGTAACTTCACTAATGGAGAAAACTTAGGTTTCTACTGGACAGGTGCTGCATGGGCAAAGTTTGGTCTAACAGACACAGGTAACTTAAAAATTACTGGTGGTAGTGCATCTGGTTCTACATGGACTGATGGTGCAGGAGATTTACAACTCAAGAACGGTTTAGGTATTGACATACAATCAACTGGAACACTTAATGTTAACAGTGGTGCTACTACACTTGGTGGCAATCTAACAGTCACAGGTATAACTGCTCTAAATGGAAATACAAATATTCAAGCAGACTTATCGGTTGGAGCTGGCGGTGGTGTTAATTTCTCTGTTGGTGGTTCTACTGGTAACATTGCAACCAACGGAAATTTAACAGTCAGTGGTAATACTGATATTGGTTCTAACACTGCTGATACATTGACCATATCAGCACTAGTTGACTCTGATATTGTACCATCTGGAACAACGAGAGATATCGGTGGTTCATCAAATAATTGGAGAGATGGATACTTCTCAGGCACAATCACTGCAGGTACATTCTCTGGTGGACTAAGTGGTAATGTAACTGCAGGATCTGGAACATCTACATTTAACAATGCAACGATTAACGGAACATTAACTGCTACTAACTTAACAGGTAACGCTGACACCGCAACAACACTGGCAACTCCTAGAAATATTGGTGGTGTATCGTTCAACGGTAGTGCTGACATAGATCTACCAGGCGTCAACACTGCAGGAAACCAGAATACATCTGGTAATGCTGCAACTGCAACACAAGTTAGAGTTACAGACGATGATACAAATACTTCATATGCTTTAGTATTTTCAGCTGCGGGTGGATCAGGAACTGATCGAGATCTAAAAACTGATCCTAACTCAGCATATTACATACCTCAACAAAATAAATTAGGTGCAGGAGAAATAGTTACTAGCGTAATCGGTGCAGCTGGTATAACTACTTTTGGAACAGCATCACAAAACGCATATGGTGCAAGAACAGTATCTACTAACGACCCTACTGGTGGAAGTGATGGAGATATCTGGTATAAGTATTAAGGAGATACTATAGGTTATGGCAATACCATACAATGAAACAAATGCAGGAACCAGTATTCGTGATGCACTTGGACACAGTTCTATAAAGGTTAGTGGCAACTGGCAACATATTGAGAACATCAATATAAAACACAGTGGATCTTGGCAAGATACTAAAGAAGTATATGTAAAGTCAGGTGGTTCATGGAGAAAAGTGCATGAAGGTGAACACTTTTTGTTTCAAGCAACTCTCACTGGTGCAGAAAGTGAATTTAATTTAGGAACATGGATTAGTGGTCAAGGATATAGTGGTAATAAAATTAAGGGTGCGATTATAGTAGAAGGTGCACAACAGAGAGTTAACATGGGTAACTTCTCATCTGATTCTAAGGTATATCTTAGGATAAATGCAAACTGTAGAATAGCTGGTAAAGGTGGTAATGGTGGTTCACGTGGTGGTCAGAACGGACAAGATGGACAACGTGCATTATACAGTAGGACACCATTCATAATGGACAACGCAGGAATCGTCGCGGGTGGCGGTGGTGGCGGTGGAGGAGGTAACAACTCCAATTGCGTATATCAAAATACAAATTACTTTGGTTGTATGAAGAATCAGCAGTGTTCTGAACTGGTGCAAAACCAATCTCCTGCCTATGGTGGTGGAGGTGGTGGAGGAGCAGGAACGCCTGGCGGAACTGGTGTAGATGATGGTCAAAATGGTCAAGCATTTGCAGGTGGTGGAGGCGGTGGCGACGATGGTTGCGAATCTTACTCAGGTGGTAAAGGTGGTAACTTAGGACAAAATGGAGATAATGCAGAAAGTAACAATGGTGGATCTGGTGGATCTGCAGGAACTGCTATTGATGGTATCTCTTATAGATATGATGAGAAAGGCAATGGCAACGGAGATATCCGTGGAAGTCAAATTAACTAAACAACTATTATGTCACTACAAGATATAGACCCACAATTTAGATTGGATAGCGATATTGCACCAACCTATGTTGTCAAAGACTACAACATTGAAACTGGCGAGTTTTCAGTGTATTATAATGATGGAACATTGAAAGATAATAATTGGTATGGTCCTATCTCTATGGATTTAGATTCTATGAAACCAGACCATGAAGAACCCATACGTTTTCAAATAGCAAATCAAGTATATAACGCTGTAAGAAAATCAAGGTTGGTTGAATGCGATATGGAAGCTAGCAAGACAGTTTTAGCACAAATGATGGGCATAGAACAAACAGTTCCTATGGAAGATCTTATGAAGCATCGTGAGACAAAAGCAAAAGCTAGTGTAACTCAGGTTGATCCTGTCTTATCTGCAACACAAGTTGTAAGTATATTCAGCGAGGAAGATTTCGACGAGCAGTTTGAAGCACTCAGTGCTGAACTAGCAGAGGAGTAACATGCAATATTATGCTACTACAAAGGATAGTCGTATAGCACAATACTCATTTGGTAGGAGTATATCACAGTTTGGTGTGACAGTATTTTCTTGCACATCTGCACGCAATGGTAAAAAAATATTTGGTAATGACCCTGATCCTACAACAGAAATCATATTAGACTCTACTGATGATATTGTAACAGAGCATATCAAAAGCAATCCTAACGGGAAAGTAGCAGGATATGAGGATATTATACGGGAGTGTGGACATACATATCAAGTTCACTACAGAACAGTATCATTTGGCAGCACATGGAAGAGTGACTCATTGAAACCCGCAGGATATTCTATTGTATATCACAATGGTGCACATACAAACTTTAGATTTCCTGGCATTAATAGACTAACATCACTAGAATCTGGTGGAGTAGTAGCATGCTCTGGATTTGATAGTAAAGAATCCATAGGTAGGAAGATATATTTCTTACAAGAGACTGATAGCTTTACACCTCATGGTAAAGGCAGTATAATAGTACCAATGCATGACTGTTGGTATCATAAACAAAAACTACTACAACACTTTCCATTTCCAATATCAGAACCAGATACAGTGCAAATAACAGTTGATAAACCTACAGTTATAGTAGAATTTTATCAAGAACAACCAGACGTAGCACAATTTACTACAGATTGGTTAAATCAAATCGAGGATGGACTTATTGAAATCGTGAATAGATGAAGCATGAATACACAATCAATGATCAATTAGATCATTTGACTGTCTTATATCATAGAGGATGCAAACAAGGGTTTAAGTTTTTTGGTGATGACCCAGAAGAGCACAAATATTATATCAAAGACGAGCATTTAAAATTATTAGAATCTACATGGAGTGACAAGAAGGGAGTGTTTCCCCTTGATTACTTGAAACGTTTTTATGCACATAGCAGATGCCTGATATTTACTAAGGGCATGTGGATGAGTGAAACAGCAAGATATCCACAATATCTCAGGTTTAGACCAGGTGCTAACCTGAGTTTTCGTGTGTCTGGAATGACTAGGTTTACATCATTGACCGATGGTGGAGGTGCTCTCTGTGTTGGTATCGACCCTGATGCAGGAAAGATGCCATGTTTGCGAAGATTTATACATGTGATAAACAAACAGACTATGTTTCAACCCATGTATAGTAATTCATATCTCATACCCACAGAAAATTGTGTATATGGTAAGAAAGAACATCGTGAAGGATCTATTTTTAGATCAAGTGATGATCCAATAACAGTGACTTTCCAAAACAAAGGTTATCTGATAGAATATACAGAGGAACCTTTCACTATGGAAGAAGCTGTGCTAAACTATGGTGGACAATGGATCACAAAACATATCGAGGTATTTGATAGATGATAACATTCTTTGATGGAGACAGACCAGTATGGCAAGACCATAAGGACTATCCATGGAATGAATATAAACATCTGGATCGTGATAAATTTGAAGAGTTACTCAATCTCATGATGGAAGCACATCCAGAACATGACCTCACAGAGTGGTTGAAACGTGGATTTGCAATGAATGAGGGAGACAGCACTATATCATTCAGTAGTTTAGAAGGATATAAGATGTTACAATGGGGTATCAATCACTTTGATTTAGAAGATGCAGAGTCATATAATATGATGTGGGAAGATGAAGAAGAACCAGATTGGGGTGACGATTGGTAATATATGTGTTATAATTAAATATAAAGAACAATACAATGCCAGTATACAGAGACTATGAGATTCGTATGAATCTTAATGAACTCATAGAGAAAAGAGTTCCATGTTGCGATCTACTACACCCTGACCACTGCTTCACAGAGTCACAGGTAACGCAGATAGCACATGATATTAATATGGATTTGGATTTACATCCTATCTACAAACAGATTGATGAGCATATCCTACGATATGTTAAAGCAGCAAATATAGCAAACGAAGATCATTGGGTTGAGGAGAGATTACAACATCCACACGATTGACAGTAGTGTTATAATATTATTATGAGAGCATTTTGTCCACCTAAAAACACTCCTGACAAGGATATTGTCATGACACCTGAGTATCTTGCAAAAGATATTATACAGCATTATAAACCTACAGGATTAATTCTTGATCCATGTAGAGGAACAGGAGCATTCTATGATAACTATGATGCTACATATCCACATACAAAAGACTGGTGTGAACTAGCAGAGGACAGAGATTTCTTACAGTATCATCGTAAGGTAGATTGGATCGTAACTAATCCACCATGGTCTATGATGCAACAGTTCTTATGGCATGGTATGGAGATAGCAGACAATATAGTATATCTAACCACTATCAATCACTATACTACAAAACGTAGAATACGTGAGATGAAACAACATAACTTTGGTGTCAAAGAGATCTATTGTGTAGATACTCCTAAGAAACCATGGCCTCAGTTAGGTTTCCAACTAGCAGCAGTGCATACACAACGTGGATACAAAGGAGGAACCATCTGGTCATATCAATGAAGAATAAGATATTATTTGGAGACTGTAGAGATACACTCCCTACCATTGACGTCAAGGCACGCATGTGTGTTACTAGTCCACCATACTACGGACTACGTAACTATGGCAATGAAGACAATCAAATAGGACAAGAGGACACACCAGAACAGTTATTGACAATCTGGTTGATGTATTTCGATCAGTGCGTGATGTATTAACTGATGATGGCACATTATGGGTCAACATAGGAGATAGTTACTATAACTATAGACCTGGCAAAGGTCAAGCACTAGTCAAGCAGACACTATCTAAAACAGAACGTGATCAACCACAGCAGTGTGCACGTAGAGGTAATAAACTAGAAGGACTCAAAGAAAAGGACTTGATAGGTATACCATGGATGTTAGCATTCGCATTACGTGCAGACGGATGGTATCTACGTCAGGATATCATATGGCATAAACCTAATCCTATGCCTGAGTCTGTTAAGGACAGATGCACTAAATCACACGAGCATATATTCTTGCTCAGTAAAAATAAAAAGTATTATTATGACAATGAAGCAATCAAAGAACCAGTCAAGCAAGATTGGGGAACAAGAGATCGCACAAGCGGTAAGTACCATAATCCTGGCACTGGCCTTCAACCTCATAGTGGTTTATCCAAGTCTTATGAACGGAAAAATAAACGAGATGTTTGGACAGTAACTAATAAACCATATAAGGGAGCACACTTTGCAACATATCCAGAGGAACTCGTTGAACCATGTATACTCGCAGGTAGTCAGAAGGGAGATATAATATTAGACCCATTCATGGGATCAGGAACTACAGCAATGGTTGCTAAGAAGAATAGTAGATCATATCTTGGGTGTGAATTGCGTGAGGAGTATGCCAGTTTACAAACTGCACGTATTTCTACCATTCCGAACAAATTACCATTATACTAGGTATATACAAATCAAGGAGCACAATGCCTAAGACACTAACAACAAAAGAACTAACAGTATTGGGTAGAGTGGATATATTATGTGGAGCATTAGAAAAAGACTATGAGAATGATAGCATAAGATTACATGAGAGTTCACTTCGTGATGAAATGCACTATTCTCCGTATCATGAGGAAGCACTAGCAGCAAT